CTACTTTTACATCAATGTATTTGTGGAGGTTCTTAGAATCTTGAGCACTTATAATATTAAATAAATTATCTTTATATCTTAGCTTATATTTTTTAGTATTAAATTCTAATTCTTTAGTAAATTTGCAATATCTTACTCTAAAGCTAATAATGTATTTATTAAAAGTGGCATAAGTATTTGTAAATTCATCATTGCTTAGATTTAATCTATTTGCCCAGCACTCATAAACTGTTGTTTCAATAGGTGTTTTAAATCCATTTTCATTCTCTACTGTTTCAGTACTTACAAATGCTACTTTTTCTGTCATTTTAAAAGCATTAGCCATTTGTTACCTTCCTGTAATAAGCTCTTAATTTAATATAAAGATTTGTAAGCCTAGAACCACTTGTTGATTGCTCATCCCATAAGTTTTTAATTACAATTTTATGAATTATATCATATAGATGCATTAATTTTTCATCACCGGAGTTATAAACTATTTCTGCTTGAGCTCCAGTACTTGTTTCTATTATTGTTTTTGCCTCTTCTATAAAATTGATGATATCATTATCCTTTTCGCTAAAATCAATCATCATATAAGATTTGGCATCTTCTAATTGAACCATAAGCCCTCCCCTTTTTAGAGGAAAAGGCCTATGCCTGTTCCTCTAATTTAGCAATTAAATCAGCTTTTTTAATATTAGATGGGTATTCTACCCCGCTTTCATCTGCAATAGATTTCAGCTGAGCTACCGTGTACGAGCTATAATCCACAGTAGGCTCGTCTATTGTTGCAGCAATTTCATCGTCCACACTTAAAGGAGCTACTGCAGATTTAACAGGGCTAATTACTCCCCCTGTACTAAAGCTAATCTGAATGCAGATTTCATTTTAATCTTGTGATCTAAGTATCCTGTTAATACGAAAGAAGTGATTCCTGTTCTGATGTTTTTATCTGATTCATAAGTAGCATCTAAATCATAGTTGAAGTGTGAATAAGAGAAATCTCCAACTACTGGGATAGTTGCTAAGTCACAGAATATAACTGGAGCACCTAAAACTGATTCAGGTTGTGCTTGGTATAATGTTGCATTACCGTTAGCTAAAGCTTCAATAATATCAAAATAATCTGATCTTCTCATAACGATTTTTGCTTTATCTGCATAATCATCTTCTAAATCTGCAAGTGCAGCTTTTATTGCTAAGTATTTGCTTTCTTTAGTAATAGCAGTGATATCATAGCTAGAACCTGTCTTATTATAGAATGAAGTTTCTGGGTTTGATGTTCCAACAGCAAAAGCAAGTTTCTTTTCTTTCTTTGCCATACCACTTCTTAAAGCATTCTCTACATATCCTACTAAATTAACATTGCTTCCTCTTAAAACTGCATCTGTGATGTCTGCATATACTCTAAAGTCTTTTCTTTCAAATTTAATTTTTGATGCAGATAACTTCATTTCTTTTGCAGTTGCACTGTTAGAAGTTAAGAAATCATCATCATCTAATGTGAAAGCTAATTTAGGAATTTCTAAATTTGTAATGTTAGTCATAGTAGAAATACCTCTTAATGGGTTAACTGCAAATGGTGCAGTTACTAATTCTGTCATTAAAGTTGTTGGTAATAAGTTTTCACCGTTACCATTTCCAGATCCTTCTCCTAAAGAATTAAGAACTCTTTGGCTTACTTTTTCTTTTTTCATAGCAGCTCTGATTAATTCAGCTTTTGCTTCTATTTTTTCATCTCCTGAATTTCTTGCATTTCTAATTGAATTTTCTAATTCAAAGTTTTTAGCAGCTTCATCATCTAATTCTTTTAGGTCATTTTCATATTTTTCTACTCTATTTTTAAGATCTTTTACTGTTGCTTCTAATGCAGCTCTTTGTTCTAAAGTAGAAGTTACATCAGCATAAGCTTCATCTACTTTATTTACTGCTTCTTTAAGTAATGCTCTGCATCCTTCTAGTTGTTGTTGAATTTTAACTCTGTTTCTTGCCATATCTTTTGGCCTCCTTTTAAAATAATTTATCAAAATTTTCATAGCCCTTCATTGCTTTTACTTCATCCAATAATGCTTTTGTTTCTTCACTCATTACTGGTTTTTGGGCATCAAAAAAAGGCTTTGTTAAGCCTTCAGGAACATTTTTATAATTTTTAAATAATTCACTATTTATACTTGCAACTGCTTTATTCTCTGCTAAGACTTTATCACATAGACCTAATTCTTTGGTCTCATCAGCAGATAACCACGTTTCATTATCCATAAGCCTTGTAAACTCAGCTTTTGTGGTCTTTTTCTTGCACTTTTCTAGATATGTTTCTTTAATTGATTCAGTAATTCTATCTAAATCATCTGCCATTTTTCTCATTTCATTTGCATTTCCCCAAACGATAGATGAAGCATTATGAATCATAAACATACTGTTCTTATACATATAAACTTTATCGCAGCTTGTAGCTATAACAGTTGCTATACTTGCAGCTAAAGCATCTACTGTACAAGTAGTTTTCCCTTTTCTACGTTTTATCATATTGCCTATTGCAATACCTTCAAATACTTCTCCCCCAGGACTATTAATAAAAATATTAATGTCTGCTTCTGGATTAATAGAGTCTAACTCCTTTTTAAAAAGATTTGCAGATGTACTTCCTTCATATTCATAACTAGATATATCTCCATATATAAATAAATCAGCGCTTTTTTCTGCTATATTTTTAAATTCCCAGTATTTTTTCACTATCTCACCCCCTTTCAGTAATTTTAGGTATAAAAAATAGGCCTTTTAAGCCTCTTCATTATTATTTTTATTTAAGTTATTACCCGAATTACTACTCATAAATTCATCATATCTCTCTGCATCCCATAAGTCCCTAGACATATAACGTTTATCCCCATCTTTAACTGGTCTAAGGTCTTCTAGTGCTCTAACTTCATTGACAGACATTACGCCATTTCTAAGCATAATTTGATAGAAGTTACCCCTTTTCTCCATAGTTGCTCTGGCATATCCATTCATTTGGATTTTTATTTCATATCCATTCATTTTTTCATGTTCATTTAGTAGTTTTTTACTAAATTCTTGCTCATATTGTCTTACGATAGGAAGTAAACTGTCTTTTAAAAACAATAAATCTTCTGTATCAGAATTATTTCCTTTATTATTAGAACTAGAGCCTTTAGTTAGCTTACCAACTATATTGAAAACTCTCTCTACTCTTTCTACTGTTATCTGATCTACTGTTCCAATATTAGCATCAACTGCTGTCTTACCTGAAAGCTCTTTAAAATCCATTGTACTGTCTAAGTAAATTATTCCTGCTTCTTGCATTCCTTCCATCATCTCATCATACTCATCAATAAGTTCTGGTGATAATTCTGATTGAATAGTTACTACAGCATTTGCTTTTAAGCTTTCTTTCATTTGATTTAATGAAAATTCCTTTACTTCAGTATCATAATCAATGGTATTTGTTAAAACATCCAATGGATTTATACCTTTATAGCCATTATTATCTAAATATTCTAATGCAATTATATGACTATTATGAATATAAGCTATATCGTTACTTTCTATGTCTCTTATTCTATAATAAAGTTCATTATCATCTTCATTTAGAAGTGGTGTTACATAGTCAGACTTTAATGGCCATATAAATTTTACATCTCCTAATCTATCATATTCTATAATGGCATATGCTCCAGAATTTGTATTCCTTGAAGCTTCCATAAATTGAATAAAATTAAACATTGTTTGCCTTGGATTTGGCCCAAATTTAAAAAGATATGCTAAATTATGCTCATATGGAGTTAATTTTTGATAATTTTGCTGTATTTGTACCGGTGCTGAAGCTATTGCATTAGCTTTTATCATTACAGCACTAAAAATTGTTTCATTTGTGGCTAAATCTCGATTATAAAATTTCCAACCGAAGTTTCTAACAAGTTTAATATGTTTCTTTCTTGGTGTACTTGCAAAAACACTTTTTAATTTATTTAAGATTTTCAATTGCTCACCCCCTTTTTGCGCCTAGTTGGTACATATATTATAGAACGTTTAGGTTTTAATACACTCATTCCACGGCTTAATGCATTAATAGATGCTGCTAATAAGTCAATTCTTTGTGTATCATTTCTATCTTTTTTAGAAAGCATGATATTTTCTTGATGATCTGTAGTTATTACAGCATTAGATGCACACCATATAAATAATGGGCTTCCATCATGGACTAAATTTCCTTCTATAATTAAATGTTTAAATAATTTAGTAGCCTCAGATAAATAACTAACTCTCTGTGGAACTTCAACTCTTGTAATTCCTTTTTTATAAAGGTCTTGAGTACAATATTCAGCAGAGTATGGATCATAAGCTACTTCTCTAACTTTCCACTCGTATTTTTTATTTACATCTAAAATATCATTAATTAAATATGTGTAATCCACTACTCCACCTGGTGTTAATGTGCACCAACCTTCATCTGCCCAATATATATATGGAACTCTATCTGTTTTTTCATGTTTTGTAGCTTTATCTTCTGCTATGTAT